TTTACCAACGCCATATGGATACCCATCAGAGTGAACATATATTACTTTCACCTTTTTTGTCTTTGGNTNTTCTATTGCTATATTTGATCTAGTACTCATTTCTTCNTTTCTGTTGTTTAAGATATCTTACAATATCCTAGATCCATTGTCAAGCTTGCTGCTTGCTGCTTTTTTCTTTTTGTTAATTAGAATCATTCTAATCTGCTGCTTGCAGCTTGCTGCTTCGCGTTTGTAGCCGTTGGCCAGAAGCCATTCAGCGTGCAGCTTTAATATATTAATTCCATGACTTTCTAATTGTCTGCTCATAATCTTTCTGATCCCAGATCCACGTACCAATCGTTTCTGCTCCTTACGTCCCATAAACGACAATGGGCAAAGTCATTGCTACGTAGATCAGGGATCAGTTCTGATTGCTAGACCTCACACGACTGCAGTCGCAGATACTAAAACAACCAGAAGTTGTCCCTACTAAATTGCTACTTGTCTAGAATAATAATTTAGTTATTCCTATATAATCCTATTGACAAGGTTTGTCAAGTGTTATATAAATTTATTTAACAGAAAGGAAGAAAATGCCAAAAATGACAAAATACCAATTAGAGCATTTTAGAGATAAAGTTAAAAGGCAACTAAATCCTCTAATTGAAGAACAAGAGTTGTTAGTCAAACAATACACAACTGAAGCGACTAACAAAGCAAGTAGGAAACTTGCAATTAAAATAGGCGCGCAGAAAATCATTGACGCTTTAAAATTTGCTGAAGAAGATTTAAAGAGAGTACAATCTTTGGCACAAAGTTTCTTTGAGAAGAAAGCGACTACAAAGGAAAGAAAGGAAGAGTTAAGCTCTAAATTTGATAAAGACAATTATAGATATGATGATGAGAAAATAACAGTATCAGATTGTGAAGATCAGATTAGAACTTGGGCTAAATCACTTGCTGAAAGGGAAATAGAAAAAAGACCTGAAGGCAAGCAACTTGCTAAATTAAAAGGGATCAAGCGTTCAGCGTTGGATAGCATTATGGAAAGTGAAGCACCAGCGACTTTGATTGAGACTTTAAACCAACACATGACAAAGTATTTGGGCGTATCTTGGCACGAGCAACCGAAAGCAATAGAGCATAACTAATAGTTGACAATGGGACAATTCTAATATAGGATTGTCCCATAACAGAAAGGTATTTATGATCTGTATTGATACAACATTATTAGTTATAATACTTGCGCCGATTGTTATTGGCGCATTTTATTCTTTAAAAAGAAAAGTTGACAATGCTTGATTTATCCCATATGATCCAGGATATGACAGAAAGAACGTACGAAAGAAAAAACAGATTCAATGGCGAATCTGTTATGCTGACTAAAGAAGAGGCATCAAGACACGATGCATTATTCTTATGTGAGATCATGGCAACAGTAGAAGACAAGACACTTGGTGAAGGTGCGAGCAAGCATTGGGACACAATGCGTAAGCACTTGGATTGGTTTCGTCAACACAATGCCAAAGCTTATATGGTCTTACTAGACTAATTAAACAAGTGGCAGGCGACTGACGTCGCCTGTTACATTCAATAGAGGTACCAAAACCTTTTCCAACTTTGCAATCACTTAAATAATTAATTTATATATATATAAAAGGGGTCCCAAAGTTCACTCTTTATTGCTTGATTTAGACGGTTTTAGCCTATAAAATCATTATGGGACCCAATATGCAAGTAGACCTAGAAAAAATTAAAAAATTACCCCCCGACGTACGTAAAGACTTCATGAAGATGGCTTTGAAGTTAAATGAAAAAAAGAAAATTTCTAAAGTCAATTCTGATTTTTTATCTTTTGCAAAACATATGTGGCCAGAATTCATTGAAGGTCGACATCATAAAATTATTTCAAAAAAATTTAACGAAATGGCAGAGGGCAAATTAAAAAGATTAATTGTCAATATGCCACCAAGACATACGAAGTCTGAGTTCGCTAGCTCCTTGCTGCCCGCATGGATGATCGGGCGTAACCCAAAATTAAAAATTATTCAAACTACCCACACTGGGGAACTAGCAATTAGATTCGGGCGTAAAGCTAAAACGCTAATGGATTCACAAGAATACAAACAAGTGTTTGAGACAAGACTTAGAGAAGATTCACAAGCAGCAGGCAGATGGGAAACTGCACAAGGCGGCGAGTATTTTGCAGCTGGTGTTGGTGGAGCAATAACGGGTCGTGGTGCTGATTTACTAATTATCGATGATCCTCACTCAGAGCAAGATGCCCTCAACATGACTGCTTTAGAACGAGCTTACGAATGGTATACGTCAGGTCCACGTCAACGTTTGCAGCCAGGTGGTTCTATTGTTTGTGTAATGACAAGATGGAACACAAAAGATTTAACAGGAATGTTACTAGAGCACCAAAAGGAAGCAAAAGCAGATCAGTGGGAGTTGGTAGAGTTCCCAGCAATTATGCCATCAGGTCAACCTGTTTGGCCAGAGTATTGGAATGCTAAAGAATTAGAAACTGTAAAAGCATCATTATCAGCTGGTAAATGGAATGCACAATGGATGCAAAACCCTACATCAGAAGAAGGTGCAATTATTAAACGAGAATGGTGGAAAAAATGGACGGGAGACACGATGCCAAGACTAGAGCACGTGATACAATCTTACGATACAGCGTTTATGAAAAAGGAAACGGCTGACTATAGTGCTATTACTACGTGGGGTGTTTTTCGTGAAAACGAAGATAAACCTGCTAATTTAATTTTGGTAGATGCAATGAAAGGAAGGTACGAGTTTCCAGAACTAAGACGAGTTGCCAAAGAACAATATGATTACTGGCAACCAGAAACTGTTTTAATTGAAGCAAAGGCATCAGGACTGCCTTTGACGTATGAATTAAGAAATATGGGGATACCTGTAATTAACTTTACACCATCAAAAGGAAATGATAAACATACACGTGTTAACTCGGTCGCACCACTATTTGAAAGTGGAACGATATGGGCGCCCACACATAAAAACTTCGCGCAAGAAGTAATTGAAGAATGCGCGGCGTTTCCTTATGGGGATAATGACGACTTGGTTGACAGTATGACTCAGGCCGTTATGAGATTTAGGCAAGGGGGGTTGATTCCTCACCCTGAAGATTATAAGGATGAGAAAATGATACAAACTAAAAGGGTTTATTACTAATGGCTATAAACGCGATTATCAGATTTTTACAAGCAGCGAGAAACCTTGCTAAACAAGGCATGAGTAAAGAACAGATATTAGATTTTGCAAGAAGAGAATTTGGTGAAGTATCTAAACTTTTAAAGAAAGCAAATAGACGATATATTTAAANCAAANCCTAAGACTGAGAAAAAAGGTGATGTGGTGCCTATTAAGAAAAAAATTCCTATTAGAAAAGATCAAATAGATGATATTGAGAGCGCTATTAAAGCTGATGAAGGCATCGTGGCAGCAGATGCAGCTAAAGAAATCGTTAAGAAAAGAACCAAGGACATAGCAAAGGGCGACGTGACTGAAGAGACGAGCGACTTGATGAAAGGTATTGAGAAGAAAGTTGAAAGCATTAAAAAGCAAGCTAATAAGCTGAAAGAGGTAACTGATAAACCATCGTTTTCTATGATAGGAACTTCAAGAGATCCAAGACAAGGAGTTGTTAGAGCAGCTGCTAGAGAAATATTAAATAAGAATAAAGTTAATATTGGAAGAGAAGATCCAATTGATGTTCTTAGAAAAATGTATGGTGAAAAAGGTTTAGAAGCAGTTGATGCGGTTAGTGATAGTTTATTGGATGNACAATCTTATGGTGAAATGAATACTATTCTTAAAAACAATAAACTTTTTGATCTTGTTCCTAAAAAAACTTATGGCTACGATGAAAGTATTGTGACTGCAGAAAAGATTAGAAAAGCAAAAGAGCAAGAAGCTAAACAGAGACAGATACTAGAAGAATTTGATCCAACAGACAGAACTAAAAACGCCCACGGCGGCTTAATCGATATACTGAAACTATAATGAAAATTCACGAATACAATGAGATGATGGCGTATCTTACGCGTCCGGGTAGAGTTGGACTTGTAAAAGGGTCCCCAGATCCAATGATGTTATTGGAGGAAAAACTTAGAGCTGCTTATAAAGAAAAACTTTTAAAAAATTTTGATGAGGGTAAAATAACAGAATCATTTAGAGAATTTGTTCAAACGCAAAAAGAAATAGATATAAATCCAGGTAAGAAAAAATTAGATAAAGCTATAGAAGAAGCTAAAAAAATTTTAAAAGATAAAAAAACTAAATTTAAAGCCAATATGGTCCCAGGTCTAGAGACTTTAATAAAAACAGTCGAAGCTATGCCAGATGATTTTAGAGCTAGAAGATATTGGACATTAGGACTAAAAAGTTTAGGTATTGTAGCAACTCCTTTAATTGCTTATGATGGTTATACAGCTATTAAAGAAGGTTTACCTGTAGATGAAGTTGTAGCAAAAGCTTTATTAGGAGCAGATAAACTTTTATATAAAGGAAAAGAAGTTTTACAATTAACACCAGAGGAAAGAGAAGCAAGAAGTGTTGTTAAACAAAATAAATTAAGAGAATTAAACGAAGATCAAATGATGGGCTTTGGATTTATTGAAAGACCAGAAGTTAATTCAGATTTAAGTTTAGACGAAGCTAAAGCAAAATTAAAAAAAGGTCAAGACAGATACGCTGATTTTAGAAAAAAAAGAGATGCAGTTAGAGCTAAACAAAGAAAAGATACATTTACTGCTATTACAGATCCTCAAGAAATACTTTCAAGAAAAATTACTGCAGCCGAAGGCGGCCGTGTAGGTTATAAAAAATGATTAAAAAACTAACAACTACAGTACCCCCTAAAAAAGGGCCTAATCCACAAGGGTTGAATATTCCTTCAAAACAGGTTACAACTACAATATCGGAGAAAATAAATGGCAGAAATAGACAAGTCTTTACCAAACGTAAAGCAAACGTTAAATATTCCTAATCCACAGGATGTAGCTATAGCTGAACAAGAAGTTCAACAGGATACAGAAAACCCTGTTGATGTACAACAGAATGAGGACGGCAGTGTAGATATAAATTTTGATCCTATGGCAATGAACCCAGGTCAAGATCAAGGTCACTATGCTAACTTAGCAGAGTTATTACCAGATGACGTTTTAGATAGATTAGGAAGTCAGCTTCACCAAAATTATACAGATTATAAAACTTCAAGAAAAGATTGGGAAAGATCGTACACACAAGGTTTAGATTTATTAGGGTTTAATTATGATAATAGATCAGAGCCTTTTAAAGGAGCAAGTGGTGCAACGCACCCAGTGTTAGCAGAAGCTGTTACACAGTTTCAAGCTTTAGCTTATAAAGAATTATTACCAGCAGAAGGTCCAGTTAGAACTCAAATAATTGGCTTACCTACACCTGATAAAGAAGCTCAATCACAAAGAGTTAAAAATTTTATGAACTATCAACTGATGGATCAGATGAAAGAATATGAACCTGAATTTGATCAAATGTTATTTAATTTACCCTTAGCAGGTTCCACATTTAAAAAAGTTTACTATGATGAATTAATGCAAAGAGCAGTTTCTAAATTTGTTCCTGCAGATGATTTAGTTGTACCCTATACTGCAACATCATTAGACGATTGTGAATCTATTATTCACATGGTTAGAATGACAGAAAACGAATTACGAAAACAACAAGTTGGTGGTTTTTATAGAGACATAGAAGTTAATCCAACTTATTTAAATGAAACAGAAGCAGAAAAAAAAGAAAGATCATTAGA